AGAAATCCTTGATTGCCGTCCAGGTATTAACAAAAAAATCTCGGATAGATGTAAAGATACCCGAAATAAAGGAAACAATGCTGTTCCAGATACCGACAAAGAAATCCTTAATCGCAGTCCATACCTCATCCCATGAAGTACCGAACCAACCGAGAAATACATCTGCGATACCCTCTAAAGCATCAAGGATTGTGGTAAACGTATTCTTGATGAAGTTCCAGATACCCGTAAAGATGCCCTTTACACCATTCCAGCATTGTTCCCAGTCTCCTGTGAACAAGCCGATAAATACATCAAGCACACTCAGGATTGTATCTGTAACAAAATCAAAGATGTTTGCAATCTGCGTAAATGCACCTTCAAACACAGGTGCGAGTATTTCACAGAGTCCGTTCCACACTGTACTGATGACTTCACCGATATCCTTGAAATTGAAACCGAGTTCATTCAGTTTGTCTACAATACCGGAAGTAAGTCGGTCAAATGTAGCTTTGATACGCTCCCAGATACCGATAATCGCATTCTTGAAATCCTCATTTGTATTCCATAAATGCACAAAGGCAGCAATCAAAACAGCAATTACCGCCACAACCGCAACAACAGGAGCAGAAATACTACCGATTGCAGCACCAAGTGTACTGAATGCGGTTTTTGCACCTGCAATTATTGTCGGCAGATTTCCGATAAATGACATCAGCCGTCCTACAGTCGAGATTGTTTTTCCGATAACGACTAAAAGAGGACCGATTGCCGCCGCAACGAGAGCAATTCTGACAATCGTTTCCTTGGTGGCAGGGTCCATAGCGTTTAATTTATCAATAAAAGCCTGAATTTTCGATACAATCTCTCGGATAGCAGGCATCAGGATTTCACCGAAAGAGATAGCGAGTTCTTCAAGCTGTGACTTTAAAATCGTAAGCTGACCGCCGAGGTTGTCCTGCATGGTTTCAGCCATTCTGAGGGAAGAACCATCACAGTTATCAACGGAGTTAATCAGCTTTTCAAAATCCTCATCTGAGGCATTGACAATTGCAAGTAAGCCTGACATCGCATTTTTACCCGCAATTGCAGATGCAGCCTGTGCCTTCAAAGCACCTTCTGCACCAAAGGTCTTATTGATGAGGTCATCCATCTGTTTGTTGTACTGCTTTTCAGTGAGTTCTCCGTTTTCAAAAAGCTGATTTAATCGAGCTTCTTCCTTTGCATAATCCTCAGTAGAAATCTGTAATCCACCAAAGCCTTTACGAAGCTGAACCATTACTTCACGAAAAGACAGCATATTTCCTTTGCCATCGTCAAGGCTGACACCTACATCATTCATCGCTTTCGCAACCTTATCTGTAGGTGCGGCAAGGTTTGTGAGGATACCTCTGAGGGAAGTACCCGCACTTGATGCCTTGATACCGCTGTTTGCCATGAGTCCGATTGCGATAGCCGCATCTTCGGCGGTGTATCCCATTGCACCCATAACAGGAGCCGCATATTTAAATGTTTCTCCCATCATGGATACATTGGTATTGGCGTTGGAAGATGCCGCCGCAAGAATATCTGCAAAATGTCCGCTTTCCTTAGAGGTAAGACCAAATGCGGTAAGAGCATCTGTAACAATATCCGATGTGGTAGCAAGGTCTTCACCTGATGCTGCCGCAAGATTCATGATACCGTCAATACCCGAAATCATTTCTTTTGATTTCCAGCCTGCCATTGCCATATAGTTCATGGCATCGGCAGCCTCGGAAGCAGAAAACTTTGTCTTACTGCCCATCTCACGAGCCTTTTTTCGGAGTTCATCCAGTTCTTCTCCTGTGGCTCCCGATACGGCGGCAACCTTACTCATGGAAGAATCAAAATCAGACGCTGTCTTTACTGCGGCTGTACCTGCGGCTAAAATCGGCACAGTTACATGAGTGGTCATTTTTGTTCCGACATCTGAAATTTTGTCACCGACATTTTGCAGAACTTCACCAGCCTCACCGATTTTCTTTAAAGCGGATGTAGCCTTGCCAGCCTCAGTTTCAAGATTTCGGAGTTCGTTTTCAGTTTCAATAATCTCACGCTGAAGGGCATCATACTGTTCCTGGGTGATATCACCTTTGGCAAGAGCAGTATTTGCCTGTTCCGCAGCAGTTTTCAGCGTTGCAAGTTTATCCTTAGTAGCAGAGATGCTTTCAGCCAGTAACTTTTGTTTCTGGGAAAGCAGTTCTGTATTTTTCGGATCAAGTTTCAGGAGTTTATCTACGTCCTTAAGCTGAGTCTGCGTGTTCTTGATATTCTTATTGACACTCTCCAGAGCCTTACTGAGTTTAGTGGTATCGCCGCCAATCTCGACAGTAATGCCTTTGATTCTGTTTGCCATTTGGTTTCACCTCCAGTTATTGACATTTCCGGATTTTTAGGGTATAATAGTATTGAAAACTATTATTGAAAGGATATGATATAAATGCCAATTGATCCTATGTCTCTACTACAACAATACTCCCCGAACTCAAAGCTTCAGAAAGCTGAACAGTCAACTGTTATACCTTCACCTATTAGTCGCCCGTCAGCTGATTTAGAAAAATTATCCGGCTGGATGGAAGAGCAAGAACGTAATGAACGTATGGCTAATGAAATAGTTGCTAAATCCACAGCCAGAGCGGCTGCATATACTATACATCAAGAAATGCTCAGATTCCAAAATGAGTTAGATGAAACACATGACGTTGGTGTCTCTTTAGTTCAATTTGGCGGTTCGATCATTGTATTGGTTGATAATATCGGATACAGTGGCTATAATCTTGTTGTGTTTTATGGAAAAGATACATCTGGAAATAAAGTGGAACTCATTCAGCATATTAATCAATTAAGCTTTATTCTTGTTTCATACCCTAAAGAGCCTGAGATTCAAAAGCGGCATATTGGATTTGTGGGCGATTAATTTCAAAACGCATCAAAATCCGCCTGTCCAGCGACCTCATGCCAGCCCTCAAAATCATCATTTTCACGCTCGGTGAACATATCATTGATGATTCCGATCGTCAGCAAGTCCAGCTCGGTCAATGTCAGACCGAGCTGTTTGCATCTTAGAAGAAAAAGCGGAGTTGTCATCGGGCGGTCAGTCTGGCGATGTTTTTTTTAGATTCCACCTGTGTTGCCGTATTCAATCCCCACAGTTCAATCAACTGCGGCAGAATTTCATAGATAGAGAATTGTTAAACTGCTCCAGGAAATCATCGGGATTGTCAGGCACAGTTTCAGGTGATGCGTGTTTCGCCATCACGTAAGCGATATTTTCAAAGACTTCAAGATTTTCAATATCAAGACCACTTGCCTCTGTATCTTCTTCCTCAGCTTCATTCACATTTGTCTGCAAAGAAGCAAAGTCCTTGTAAATATCACGATGGAACTTCAGACGATAAAGGCGAGGCACAGCCGCACTCGCCTTGAAAGGAACGGTAATTCCGTCAATAACAATATCTTTTTTGATAGCCATATCAGTACCTCCTTATGAACTTGCCTTAGTTGTTGTAGTGGTTGCTGCCTTTGTTGTTGTACCTGTGCTTGGACTGTACGGTACCTTAAACCAATTGTTGTAAACAGAATCGGTGGCGCTTTCCGTAGTCTTACACTTGACAAGACCGCTCGGAAGTGCAGATGCCTTGAGGGACAGCGTGTCTGTCTTAACTTCTGTATTTTCCTCAGTAGTTGCAGATTCTGTTTTCGGTCTGCTTGCACTGCAGCAGTAGAGAACGTGTCTGATGTGGTGCTTGTCGCCAAGGAACTCAAACATGAGGGCGAACTGTGCCAGCTCATCATCATTCTTTTCAACGAGAACACCGTTATTGTCCAGGATTTCACCGAGAATTTCGGTTGCAAATTCCGTAGTGATCAGGGCGATTTCAAGGTCGCCTGTGTATCCTGCATTGTTGTTGATGACGTAGTACACACCGTTATCGGCATAAAAATTTTCTGCCTCGCCATTTGCATCAATGGAAAGGCTGACAGCACCGGGGAGATGTACAGATGTACCATAGACAGGAACTGTCTTGTTGCCGTCGGGATCTTCACCCCATTCTGTAATCTTGCACCAGTAGACATTCTGCAGACCGAATTTTACTTTATTCTTCTTGTTAGCCATAGATTAGACCTCCATTTCGTATAACACTTCATACATCTTCTCAGATGGAATCCATGTTTCAGTTTTCGTGTAATAAATATGATGACGACGCAAAACGCTCTCGACCTGTTTTTCAAGGGCAGGAGCCTTTTTGTCGGTGTATAACTCAATATCCAGCATTTTAAAGCTGTGATACATATAGTTATCAGCGGAGAATGTGTGTTCTCCGGGAGATAAAAAAAGCAAAAACGGAGGATTGGGACTTTCTCCCTCTGCAAAATTGTGGTATGCAAATGGCAGTCCCATTTCTTCCATCATTGCCGCAATCTGTTCATACGTCATGATAAAGCCTCCGTTATCAGTTTTTCAAGCATCTCTACGCCCTTTTCTTCGGCAGGAGCAATATGCGGTCTGCCTGCAACACGACCGCCGCCACGTTTGGCATGACCTTTCTCCAAAAGGTGTGCAAGCTGGTACCTGTCCTTGGAATGCACAGTCATTTCAAGAGAATGGCTGTTTTCCTTTGTCTTTTTTGCAGTCCAGCTTGCTGCGTATTTTCCTGTACGCTTGGGAGCGTTTGCTGAAATATCTTTTCTTACTGCGGTTGCTGTTTTCCTTACAGCCTTCTTCATATCTGCTTCTGCCAGGTCAACGTATTCTGTCAGACCTTTCATAATTTCGTCTGCAAGGTTATCAATACTGGTCATGCGGAACACCAGCCTCTCTGTTTTCACAGGTGATTTTCATGTAGTTGTTATCTGTGTAATCAGGTTTTACTGATAAAATATTGTAAATCTGCCCACGAAACAGGATGCGATGTGTGGTGGAATTCAGATACAGCAAAGAAGGACATTGTCTGACTGTAAAAATCAGCGTTCTGACTTCCTTGGTAACGCCTGCCTCTGTGGTTTCGGATGAGGTTTTCAGATTGCTGGTGTCTGTGGATGCCCACATGGAAGATTGCTCCTCCCATTTTGTGATATGGTTTCCGATTTCATCCTTGACCGTCCGATGTTCCAGAAGTGTAATCCGCTGATTCATTTTTGCGATTTCCATCAAATCACACCCTCTCTCTGTGCAAACAGAATAGAACGAAGATTCAATGTGAGTGCGTGATAATCAGGATTACTGCGGTTTTCATACAGATAACCGAGTGCGAACAGCATAGCCGTCCGCACTGTATCCTCATTTCGTGTAAATCTTTCTTCGTTCATCCTGCCTACATCCATTACCAGTCTCTTGCAGGTGAAAAGCAGATTCTGAATCAGCTTGTCATCCTCTTCAAAATCTACTTTCAGGTAATTTTTAGCTTCCTTAAGAGTAATCACTTACATCAACCCTTTGTTGTAGTAGTTGTACCGCCCTTGACTTTAAGCACCTTGACTGCTTCCGGGAGGATGAGCTTACCATCCACACGCTGACTTGCAAGGAAACCGACCTGTCCGTTCATTGCAAAAAGCTCATTGAGTCTCTTGAGAGAACGTCCCTGTCTGTCGGCAATCCAGTAATACTTGAGGTCACCGAATGCCACAGCTCTGTTACCGACATCTGCTGTAGGAGCATATACACTTGTTACATAAGGGCGGTTGAAGATCATATCTGGAACGCCAGCTGTCACAGAAGGCTGCCAGATATAGTTTCCTGTATTATCCTTGAGCTTGCGGATTGCCTTGATGGTCTGTTCGTTGAGTACCCATACAGCCTTCTTGCGGTAAGGAGACTTAAGGGAGTAGTAGAGTTCCATCATATCGTCAAAGGTAATTGCAGCACCTGTTGTTACAGCACCTTCCATACCGCCGTTTACAGGATCAAAAATACCTGTAGGCTTTCCGATACCGTCACCAATAATGAATGCTTCCTCTTCCTTTGCACCGATACGACGGGCAAATTCACGAGCAATGTATGCCGGAAGGTCGAAAACACTGTCGTTGAGAAGTTCCTCGGAAATCTTGATTGCAGTACCAACCTTGTAAGCGGAGAGTGCAATCTGACCGAAAGCATCGTCGGAGAGAGTGTATGCCTCTTCCTCTTCCATCCAGCAAGCCTCACCCTTGGAGGTGATAATCGGGATCTTTCTGTCACCGCTTGATGTTTTGATTTTTGTTGCAAGGGGACGGAATACATTCTCTTCTTCAAGAGCCTCTATAAGAGTTTTTTCAAACTCATCAGGGACAAGATAACCGCCTTCTGTATCTTCGCCGACCTGTAAATCATTGCGGATATCAATCCAGTTACGGTTGCGGACACTGTTCCAGAATGCCTTGCTGTAGGTGTCAGTTGCTGTTGTCTTCGGTTCAGGCTTCATATCGTGACTGCCTGGCTGACCGACAATCGGTGTGGATGTTGCGGCGCTGAGTTCCTTGCCGAGACGTTCCTGTCTTTCGAGACGCTCGATTTCAGTGCCGAGTGCAACTATGTTCTTTTCCATTGCATCATAGGTTGCAGAATCCTCATCAGATAGCACACCGCTTTCTGTTCTCTTGGAATCAAGGAAGTTTCTTGCCTCGTCCCAGGCATCTGCTCTCTTCTTTCTGAGTTCCTGAATTGTCATTGTCATAGTATCTACCTCCAATTAGTGTTTCAATAATGCCAGTCTTTTGTCAAGCTGGTCAATCGGTGTACCTTTCACAGGTGCGGATGCAGACAGCTTTCGGAGAAGGCTGTCCATAGATGCGACAGCGGAATAGGAACGTGGTGTCATATCCTCTGTCTTTCGGCGTTTGAGTTTACCGTCCTCATTCTCGTCGGGAGTATCCCCCTCAGTTGATGTATCGGGATTTTCATCATCCTTTGTTTCATCCTCTTCGGGTTCGGGGACAGGTGTACTTTTTTTACTGTCGGCAAAAAGAATGCCGTCAACAAATCCCATGCTTTCGGCTTTCTTAGCATTGAGCCATGTTTCCTCATCCATCATATGTGCGATTTTAGCACGAGACAGATGACATTTCTCCTCATAAGCATTGATGATGGACTCCTTGACTTCCTCCAGAAGCACGATAGCCTGTTCAAGATCTGCCTTATTGCCCATAGCAAAAGTTGCGGGATTATGGATCATCAGCATTCCAGTTGGAGCAATAAGAGTTTCATCACCTGCCATAGCCACAACGGATGCTGCAGATGCCGCAATGCCGTCGATTTTTACTGTAACCTTACCTTTGTGATTGCGGAGCATGGTGTAAATCTGAGATGCAGCAAACACATCACCGCCGGGGCTGTTCAGCCACACCGTCAGATTTCCATTGATTTTTGAAAGTTCATCTCTGAAAACAGCAGGGGTAATTTCATCACCCCACCATGTTTCATCAGAGATAGGACCATTGAAGAGCAGTTCTGTTTCTGCAGTTTCTTCATTTTTAATCCAGTTCCAGAATTTCTTCATACTAAGATTCCTCCATATTTTCTGTTTTCTTTTCGTAAAAGGCACCTGCATCGACCAGTTTTGTAAAGCTGCCGTTTACAAGATACAGATTTCCGCCTTCTTCATCCGGGATAAGGTTCATATCTTCAAGCTCACGGATATCATTTGCCGACATCCATCCGTTCTGACGGGCTGTAGCATACCCCTGCATACGAGACGCATAGTCACCACGAAGCAATCCATCAACATTGAATTTAATGAAATACTGACCTTTTTCTGAATCAGAAAGCAGAGCCTTTTGCAGTCCCTGTTCCCAGCGTACAAGCCATGGATCCAGTGTATACTTTACAAACTCCAATGACTGTTGTTCGATATTGCTGAATGTAGCGTGTTCAAGATCACCAATCATGTGGAGAGGTACACGATACAGCCTTGCAATTTCCTCAATCTGAAACTTTCGT